TAATTAAACATTAATTTTGGCAACTATTAAAAGAAACAAAGCTACCGCCTTGTTTCTCTTTATTCCTACATAACCGTGATAATCGACTTTCCAGCCGTTACTTTACCATATTTTTCTAATTTTAATGTTTTTCCTTTAGTATCTAGAAAAACAATCATAATTGTATAGTCAATATTTTCATTTCTTAAATAATTAAGATCTAGTTTAATAATTTTTTCACCAGCTCCAACTTTTTGATTTTTCTTTTTTAATATTGTAAATCCTTTTCCTTTTAAATTAACGGTATCTAGTCCAATATGAACCAAGATTTCAACACCGTCATCTCGTGTAATTCCAAAAGCATGACCAGTAGGAAATAATGTCGTTAATACTCCTGCGCAAGGGGCACAGACCTCTGACGAGGTCGGAACAATAGCAACCCCTTCTCCCATTACTTTTTTTGAAAATACATTGTCATCAACATATTCAAGATTAAAACTGACTCCATTTACAACTGCATATACATTATTTGTATTTTTTTGATTATTTTTTAATGATTTAAATATCTTTATCATAGTATTAACTCCTAAATTTGCTAATGACTATTTTGTTGGAAGTTTTTATTTTTTACTGGAACATCTTCAAATCCTGAGAAATAACTCACCACACTAGATACAACAAATGCCGCAATAATTGCGATAATGACGCCAATAATCGTTTCCCCATAAATAGGAAGTGCCAAAATACTAGGATTACCATAAGCAAATGCCTTTACTCCAAAAAATCCAGCAATACAACCGCCAACTGCACCACCAGCCATAACACCATACATTGGCTTTTTTAGACGCAGATTGATTCCGTAGATAGCCGGCTCTGATACCCCGGCTAGAATAGCCCCGACACCACTACTAATCGCTTGTGAACGTAATTCTGGATTCTTAGTTTTTAGTGCTACCCCAAAACAAGCTCCTCCCTCAGCAACATTATGAACAAATTGTGTTGGCCTTAAAAAACCTTCATAACCTAATGATGCAATACTTTGCATCATTACAGGGCCAAAAACAGTATGCATTCCTGACATTATTACAAATGGCAATACACCACCGAGAGCTCCAAGCGCAAATGGACCAATCGTGCTTTGCATCCAAACTAAGAAATTAATAAAATATTCACCAGCAAAAAAACCAATTGGGCCTAATACAGTAAGGGTTAAAAGACTTGCAAGAACAAGCGTTAATCCACCAACAAAAATTCCTTTAAACATTCCCGGTAAATACTTATTCAAAAGCTTTTCAATATTTGCAACTGCTACAGTTGATAATATTGCTGGTAAAAAAGATGAAGCATAACTTGCTGAATAAGCTGTGAAGCCTAATATTTTTAAGGGCTCTTCTGCACTTAACATCCCAATAATATCTGGATGGATCAGTAGACAAGCTACTATCATTGAATAAATAGGTGTACTTCCTAATCTGATTGCTGCACCGTATGCTACAAAAACAGGCATAAAGTAGAAAGAAGTATTAACAATACCATTTATAACTAGATATGTTTGATTATCAACAATTTCCGGCCACGCTAATGAGGTTAGTACCAAAAATACTTTTATTAATCCAGCTACAGTAAGCCCAGGAATCATTGGTGTAACACATGCAGATAAGAAATTGAAAATATTTTTTATTCCTCTTTTCCAAATTGGCGAATCATCTTTTTCTTTAATATCTTCATCCAAAATTTCATCAATAATTTCTGCTACTTCAAAATTATAATTTTTAACTACTTGAGTAAATGTCGCAGATAAATTTTTCCCCATAATTATTTGAAATTGACCGGCACCAAAGGTTGAGCCCAACACTCCATCAATTTCATTAATCTTATCTTGATTAACTAGATTTTTATTTTTTAATACAAATCGTAATCTTGTAACACAGTGGGTTACATATTTAACATTATCCTGTCCGCCAATCGTTATAATGATTTGATCGGCTATTTCTTTATAATCCATATTATTCTCCTCTATATTATTCTTGAAATATGTACTAATAAATAAAATCGTTCCGCCTCTGATAGTACATAATCAAATTCTTCATTTAAATATCTTTCGATTGAATCTAACGTAATACCTATTTTTTTATTAATATCTGACTTAGCATTTATTATTAATTTTTCAAAATTCTCATCATCACTTTCACCCTTTATCACCCGCTGCATAAAAAATTTAAGATGAATCACTAGCCTAGAATAATACAGTGAATCTTCCGGTAGTTCAAGACCAAAATTAGCTTCAATTATATTTAAAATATCATCTATGCTCTTTAAAATACTCGTTGTTTTGCTTACATTATTATTAAACTCAGCATTAATTAAGTGAAATGCTATAGCACTTGCCTCTTTTTTATTTAAATTTATTTGATAATATCTATTAATCAAATCTAATGCTTTAAGGCCGACTTCATATTCTTCATGATAGAATCTTTTTATTTCTTCACTAACTAAACTATAACTACCATAACCCTTTAGATAATTTTTGGAAACAAAGTTAATATGGTCTGATAGCGATACTAATAATCCTTGATTAAAATTTCTATTTAAATCAGTTTTTGCCATATCTATAATTTCTTGGGTCAATTCAATACATTTAAATGGAATTTCATTCAGTAAGGCTTTAAATTGAATTTTCAATAAATTATTTTGTAACGTATAAAGCTTGTAATTTTCTTTCATTGTTATATAATCATTAACTTTATGATTAAATCCTACGCCATTACCAATAATAATTATTTCTGTTCCATTTTCTAATATTTCAATGGCATTATTATTTAAGATTTTATTAATTCTATAGTATTTATTTTTCATATCTAATCCTCTACATTTATTAAAATGTTAAATCAGACCCGTTTGTTTTAATTACCTTCTTATACCAATAAAATGAATCTTTTCTATAACGCTGTAATGATCCTTGTCCATAATCATTCATATCAACATATATAAAACCATAGCGTTTCTTCATTTGTCCACTAGCTAAAGATATTAGATCTGTACATCCCCACATAGTGTATCCAAAACATGGTACTTTATCAATGACAATAGCATCTCTCAATTGTTTTAAATGTTCAGCCACATATTTTATTCTGTAATAATCATGAATTTTTCCATTTTCTAAAATATCTACTGCTCCCATTCCATTTTCAATAACAAATAATGGTTTTTGATAACGATCATAAATTTCATTTAAACAATAGCGTATACCTAATGGATCTATTCCTGCACCCCATTGGGTCTTTTTTAAATACGGATTGGGGTCCCCACCCATATGATCAACTTTAGAACCAGCACTAACAATTGAAGAACGATAATAACTAAATGAAATAAAATCTAAAGTATGTTTTTTAATCAAGTTTCGATCTTCCTCACTTACTTTCAATTTGACATCTTTCTTATTAAAAATATCTTTTGTATAATTTGGATATGACCCGCGAGCCATTACATCAACGAAAAATAATGCTTCACGTCGCTTACAATAAGTGGCAAAAACATCTTCAGGATTACATGTAGCTGGATAAATTTCGCTTAATGCAAACATTGCTCCGAATTTTATGTCTCCCATAATTTTCTTTCCCTGACTAATTGCTTTAGCACTTGCTACAAACATATGATGAACTGCTTGATATCTCGTCTGACTATCTTGTCTATGGGTTCCCATTTGAGCGTACCCACCTAAATTATTTATTTCATTAAAAGTAATCCAATATCTTACTTTATCTTTAAATCGGTTAAATAGTGTTGTTGCATAATTTACATAGCATCCAATCGTTTCTCGCCCCGCCCAACCATCATATAATTCACATAAATGAAAGGGGACTTCATCATGACAAATTGTAATCATTGGTTCGATATTATATTTTAAAAGTTCATCAATTATCATTTCATAAAATTTCAAACCATCTTCATTTGCTTTTTCTTCATCACCATTTGGAAAAATTCGACTCCATGAAATAGAAAAACGATAAACTTTAAATCCCATTTCTGCAAACAAAGCAATATCTTCTTTCCAATGATGATAGAAATCAGTCGCTTGATGGCTCGGATAATATATATCATCATAAATATACGGTATAGCTCCATCGGGAATTGAGTCTCGATAATCAATACTCCCCCTCGTTCCATTATTTAATTTTAAAGTAATTTGTCTTTCTTTATCTATGTCACCAGCAGTTTCAAAATCATGACTCGATAAGCCTCTTCCTTTTTCTTTATATCCACCTTCATATTGAAAACAGGCTGTAGCACCTCCCCATAAGAAATCTTTTGGAAACCTGATCATTTTCTTACCTCTCTTCCTCTCTAATTTGCCAATATAAAAAGGGCAATACCAAAAAGAAGCTAAATTCTTTTTTGGTATTGCCCCTTGTTTTTCCCGGGTAACAAGCCATATTTAATTGACACTTATATTTTATCATATAATTTATTTTTTGCAAGGGCTTTCAAAAAATAAAACTATTTACAATATTTTGCTTATTAAAAGTAAAAGCACAAACACATAGGTAAAGAGACTAAGTAAAACAGCTCCAATGTATCTAATTATCAAAATACCAGTGAGAGTAAATATGCCTTTTTTGAATTTGGAATTTCTATCCTCATAATCATTAGAATAAAGTCAATCAAATAAATATCTAAAGCTATTGATGAAAACAATGTTTTAAAAAGATTTGATTCTAAAGTGATTTTCTCCATTTACAACATAGTCACTTATCACATAGATGCTACCAGCACCATAAAGATTGCTCCAATATTAAAAGTACTTAAATAAGTTATTGTCAAAGATGGCATTATCGCTTGAACAAACGGCAAAACAAAGCTTCCAATGTTATATACAGAAGCATTTAACATAGAGACACCTTTCATTGTTTTGGAATCTCTTAATTTAACATGATAGCCAACAACCGCCATAATTATATTATTTAAAATTTCTAGAATAATAAAAAGCATGATATTTGATATCAATCGAATCTCACGGTTCCCGCAAGCAATGTCCATGGACATGTAATGTTTGTTATAAGTAAAGCAAGAACATACGAATCACTTTCTTTAATATATCCTCTTAATTTTATAAAACATGCTAAAAAGATAATCAAAATAAATACCATTGCTTGTTGTATTACTGACGTCATAAATTTTTATCTTCTATTCTTTTGTAATTAGTATGCTTATACTTGATGTATCGATTTTAATAATTCAATACCCGTTTTTGTTT